GCCGTGGGCGTAACCGCCAGAGGCATAACAGTCTTCCATGACCGAGCCGTTGGACGAGAAGCCCGAGCCGGAAGGACCGACCTCCCAATAGAAGGGACTGTCGCAAGTATGCTCGGAATAAACACGACCGACGAAACGCACATCAAGTGCGTCAACCATGTAGAAGCCGTGGGATGAGATGCCGTCCGGCGTTGTCAGATATGGCGTGGTGCCCCAAGAGGCATTATTTTCTTTGTTGCCCCAAATAGAAACGCCCCATTGGATCTCGTCCTTGCCGCCATCGCCAACAATGTTGACGACGTTGCGATTTATGTAGCCGACTGTTCCACCACCAATTTTGGGTATGAGTGTGGTGCGTGTGGGTGCGCTATTCGAGAGATAGAGTCTAGCCGCAATACCGGTTGACGTGCTGCGTGACGAAGCTGGACCGATTGGCAAGACGGCCTTGCACTTATCTCGCGGACAGATCATGTCGCAGCCATCGACGGTCATCTGGTTTCTGACCCAAATGACGCAACCCGCTGCCGTTGCGGGCATAGCGCGGAAGAACACCTGGGTATCGGTGCCCCAATGCTCGATATCGTGCTCTTGCGCCTTCGAGAACAGCACCGCGCCAGCGGTACCGAATACCTGGGTGAAGCGCGGCAGTTGAACGAAGTCACTGAATGTGACGGTCTTGGTCGATGCGGGGCTGATTTTCGCACCCGCGCCAAGTGTTATCTGATGGGTGATTGTGAGATCGGTCGCAACCGCATAGTTGCCAACAAAGGCTTTCGTCTGACCAATGCTATCAGCGAGGGCGATTGCCGCACGGTCATCGGTGGTGCCGTCGCCTGTCGCACCTGTCTCACGCCAATTGATCGCACGGCCGGAGAAGGAGACGGTGCCCCCACCGATGGTGTCTTTCAACCATTGGCGGTTTGTGTCGAAGACCGCGCCCAATGCCGAGATCGTGAGTGCGTTGGCGGCGAGATCGATTATACCGCCAGCGGGTTTGATCTGCGTTGATGCAAGCGTCGTGGTACCAGCGAGTACCGCATCAGCATCGAGCATGAGCAGACGACCAGACGCCGCATTGAACGTGTCTGCGTCGGCAAGCGTATCGAAATCGGATACATAGGTGAAACGCGAATTGCGGCGCTGCCAAACAGCAGAAGGCAGATACTTTAGAACCGTCTGGTTGCTTTGAATGAAGAGCTGACGGCCAATTGGCGGCGTGAAGAACAGCCAAATCCCACCGACGTACCATGCACCCGAGTTCTCATTGCCGATGAAGACGCCGCTCGTGCCAGCACTGGCTACGAGATACTTGTCGCCGTTCGAGGGTGAGACAGGCGGTGCGGCCAGCACATCAATGACGACACCAGTAGACCAAAAAGACACCGAATTGATCGTGTTATCGCTGACAAGGTGCTGACCCAGATATGTAGAGTCGGAGACTTCCGCGATGGTCGGCGGCACAAATGCCTTACCATTCGCCGAGAGTGCACCCGTAACGTAAAAGACGCCCGCATTGTTGGAACGCAGGCGAACGACGGCACCTGCACCTAGAACAAGATCGGCTCCCCACGGCACCACAAGCCCAGCACCATGTGCAAGCGTCAACCCATCTTGCAGGAGGAGTTCGCACTCAAGATTGGTGGTGGTACCGAAGCTCGTAATTGAGGTTGAGCCAGTGATCGTAAAATACTTGGATGCCTGTGCACCGAGATCGATGGTGGACGCCGAAGCAACTGTAGCTCCGCCTGCAAAGCGCATGAGGGTCAAGCGCGTTTCTTTATAGGCATCCCACACACTGCCGGGGTCCTGGCCGAGAACGATTGGATCGGTATAAGTAGGAGTACCCGCTGCCGGAAGTTGATCCGGGCGAAGAACTGTTGTCATACGAGATTACCTTTTATTCTGCTGAAAGCGTGACAAGTAATGCCCACTTCGACGGTGTGATCGTTCCGGCGGTGCCTGTATTTTGTGGCATTGTTACGCCACCATTACCGATGCCGTAAGTGAAGATGGAGGAGGTGAAGAGATACATGATGCCGTTGTTTCCACCCTGCGTCATCGGAGCAACAACAGTGTCGCCGACTGAGTAACCCAACTCGGCAGAGGTGCAGACGAGTAGAAACTGCGAGAACGTCGGGAGCGCACCGAGTGAGTGAGCAAAGGTTGAGCGAGCCGCCCAAGTTTGCAAGCCGGAGAAAAGTACCGAATAAATATACTTGCCGGATACGGTAATGAAATTCGTTCCATCACTCATAATGCGCGCGTTAAATACATTGTTGGATTTGCGCGACGAAACACCATCCAGCGTTTGACCACCAACACTTGTAGCAACTGTAATGATCCGGTTTTCACGAAGCGACACGTCGATGTACCAACCCGCACCGACCGTAACCGCGCTTGGCAACGTGAGCGTGACATTGCCGCTCAACCCGGAGAAGTTGATCTCCTTGCCGTTGTCAGAAAGGAGCGCAGTATAGCTTGTGGTCTTAGCCGCGTATCCACCACTTGTACCGGAGGTAATTGAGGTGATGCGCCCGAAGATGTCGAGCGTGACGTTGGGATTCGTATATGCACCCGGCGTGATACCACTTGCGCCGAGCGAGAACAAATTCCAGTGTCCAGCCGCATCGGTCGTAAGATACGTCTCAGTATTCGCCGGAAGCGCAAAAGTTGCACCAGTTGTGGCTCCATCGATACTGTCGGCCGCATTCGGTGTCAGCGTTGCAACAGCGCTCAATGTGCGAATGTAGATGCCAAAGCCATTCCACACCGAAGATGTGATCGGCAAATTAAATGCGATGCTGCTTGTGACGACATAGCGCGTCTTGTGATTTGCCGCCGCAATCGTCTGAGTGGTGCTGACGCGGCTGAGAAGCTCGTTCGTCTGCAACGTACCAGAACTTGCGCGAGTACCATTGCCGAGATTGAGACTGCTTACGACACCGTTTCCAAGGCCAAAGAGGAAGCGATAATCGGTCAGATTTAGTTCTGTGATGGTCGTCTGACCAACCGAAAGCGAGATCTGACAGACCGGCAAGTTTCCAGTCGTAAGAGCCGGTGCCACCGGTGACGATGCCTCGGTCCCCGTAATAATAGAGAGCGTGCCGGTTTTGCGGTCGATTACTGCCCAATCGATACGTGGATGCGTTACGGGAGCCGTGATTGTACCGCTCGTCTGCGATCCAATCTCCGTAAGAGCCGTATCGGTGAAGACATAGCCAGGATCTAATGTCACCGTCATATCGGGGACATCGGCCCCATGCGGCGCGAAGGCATCTACAATACGCGATGCAACCTGAAAGCAGGCATCGATATCGCTCTTATAGGTGCTGGTATCGGCTGCCGTCGTAAAGTTAGGCTGCACCCACCGCGCGGTTCCACTCATCTAATTATTCTCCTGAGGAAGTCCAAGTAACCGTGCCACCAACACTGTCGGGCACGAGATCCCACACATCGACATCGAAGCCGGTTGTGGTGATATTCGAAGGCGTCGCGTGAAGTTCGCCGTTAGTACCGGTGTATTGCGTCACAACAAACGGAGTAAGGTGATAGGGCGTTGTAAACGTGACGTGAGTGCCATCCGGCGCAACAGTGATGTTATCGCCATGCTCAATCGTAGGCGCGCGATCCACAATAATGCTAAAAGCTTTCAGGTAGCCAACACTGCCCTGCACATTGTTAAGCACCATCGCGCCACGGAGATAACGCAGATTCACATCTGCAATCGTCCAAGGCACATACACCCCCGGATCGGTCTCACCTGTCAGCCAAATATCAATCTCGAATTGCACCAGACCAGTCGGGCCGGTTTCATCCGGTAGAATACCAACATCGTTTGTCGAGAACACACGAGCCTGAATGTCGAACCCAATATCGTTTACGTTCGACACATAAATCGATTGAGGCACCACATCAGGGACCGAGACATCGAAGGTCTGCCAACCCGTACCATTCCGTGTAGGCGGAGCCGCGCCCATACCAAGACCACTAGTCGGTTCGGTCCAATCTGTACCGAAGGCAATCGTCGAGGTATTCTGTTGCGTCAATGCGCCCGGCGCAGTACCCGCATAGATATTCCATCCGATGGCCTGCGAACTTGGCGAACTCGGCGAGGTGACAGTTGCGAGATGAAGAGCACTCACGATAAATGTCGTATTGCTCGAAGCAAGTGTCTCACCGGTGCTATCTTGATAGGTAATCGCCACATAGTACGTCCGCAGGAGCAACGCACCGCCAAGCACCTGACTTACTGTCGGTGCCGAGGGCGCACTCAACGCGGCGTAACTGGAGGGCCTGTTCTGGCTCATCGGAACCAACACACCCGTCCAGTGCTTCGCAAAACCATACGCTGGCGTATCCATAGAGGCATCGCCAACACCAATCGGAATACCGGCAGCGGTACCAATAGGAACACCCGCAGCAGTACCAATCTCTTCTACGAGCCCAGAGACGCCACCGGGCCAATCTGGATCTTGCTGCTCATCCAGAAGCAGATCGTTGTTATCGACAACAACCAGATCGTAATAACTGATGATCGCAGATAGTTGATCGGCAACGTCACGGGCACGGATTGCGAACGTCCAAGTACCCGGAGGCACCGACGCATTCGTCATTTCCGTGCCAGCCGCAGCTTCCGTCAGAAGCGTAAACAGAGACCAGTTGACGGTACCCTGCGCCGCATAGCCAATGTCATACCCCTTGAGGGCAGCTTCGTTGATCTGGTCCCAAGAGAACACAACCGCTGTGCCCTGCTGGAACGCAGAGAAATTCGACACTTGCTTCGGCGGAGGAATGCCCGGCAATGTAACTTCAAGCGCATCGATATCGCTAAGATCTTCGACACCAGCCGCCCACTGATTGAAGGGCTGCAACTTGATAAACAGCGTCGAACCAATCTTCGACTTATCATACGTAATCGGAAAGACTTGATCGTCGAGACGTGCAAACGGCACACCCGGCGAATGGCTGCGAATGGTCGTATTATATAGGCCACGCCGCAAATAACTCAGATTGTACGTGTTGGCAGCGATCAGCGTCGCCGTCTCAAACGAGATCAACTCACCATCTACATAGCAAAGCGTATGGGCATCATCCGCATCGACCTGCGTACCCGAGATCAACTCTCCCGCCGACTCGGACAGATCGACAATCGGCCGATCAACCGTATCGGGATCGGTACCAAGCGGCAGGGTGGTGGCGAGGAAGCCCTGGCGGCAGGCACCTTCCATCGTCCCAATATTATTGTAGGTCGTCCCATCGGAGGAGACCCACACAAAGCAACCGCCCCAGCCCAACGGGCCACTCGCCACCAACCAAATCTGCAACTGTTGCGCCAATTGATAAGGCGCAGGCACCGCAATCGGTGCGTTCGTGGCAGGCGGCAACACGTTACGATTGGGCTGGAAGCCAGCACCTCCCGTCGCCTGTATCTGCGGTGGTGTTCCCGTACCCGCGAGATACTCCTCGGAAGTAATCGTCAGGGAGAAGTCGGAGTTCTCCGTAATCTCGGTGATACGCACCCACTGATCGATCAAGCCCTGATTGGCGTCGGTGATCTCAATGATATCCATCGGATCGAGCAGCCAATACTCCTGTCCAACCGTGAATGTGAACGTGCGAAGTATCTGCTCCCGCCCCAACATAAGCTGGCAAGCGGTCAACGCCGACGAGGGTACGCAGAAATAATGCAGTTGCTTCGTATCGGCGACGCGCAAGCCATACACATTGATGGCGGCATCATCCTTTGCCTCGACAATAACGGGATTGTAGCCATTGCCACGATCCAGCAACTCAACCTTGACGACATTATTCTGATCGTTGCGCGGCTTCCGCGTCGTCTGTACGGGATCAGTTGAAGACAAACTCGCGGTCGAGTTTGGGTTTCCGCCCTGTGGCGCAAGATAATCGGCATCCGTCAGCGCATAAATCGGCGAACTCGGCGGTGTATAGGTGTAGCCATTCGCGGTAATCGCAACGTCGCCATACGGTACCGCCGTCAGCGTGCTACCATTCCACACCAATTCCGAGTTGGTGCCCGACATCAAGTCGGAGAGGAACTGATTGCCTTCCTGCTGATCCACAAGGATCGGCGACACCACCAAACCATTCGCCAGGCAATACGCCTGATAGATCGAGAGATCGCCCAACAGGCCACTCGGGAAACGCATCCCGTAATGTACGTTCGTCAGGTAATCGCTGACGACCTCACTCGGATCAGCATCGGGAAAGCCCGAGATCGCCCCATTGAATGTCGAGAGTATCTCAAAGCGCATGTTTGGCAATTCGGGCGACTGCCCCAACTGCATATCCGCCGCAGCCACATAAGCAATACCACGATACCCGAGGGCCTGCGTTGGCTGATCCCCAGCGGTATACTTCAACTGCACATACGCCCCGGCATCTGCCGAGTAGAATGTATATGTCCCGCTCGCCGTGTTAACGGTGTACTGCTGGCTCGCAGTAAGCGTCGTTACCTTCTTGAACTGATTGCCCTGATTGTCGAAGACACCGCTATCGACGAACGGCGTACCATGATAGGTCGCCTGGATCGCGAAGGGTCCGCTCGACGGGACAAAGCGCCATTCCTGTATCGGCTGATTGTTGCCGGACAGATAGCCCCAAGGCGTCTGCGCATACGTCCCGAGAAATGGAACGATATTCAGCGATGCCAGAGTTACCGGTGAAGGCCCATTCCAAACTTGCAACACCTCATCAATCGGGCCCTCGCAAAGAGCCCCAATGATCGATGCGCTATAGTTGTAGGCAGTCGCTCCGCCCTTGCCACCACCGATGCCGAGACCCTTACCGCCCTGTGTCGTCTTCTTATACGAGAAGTTACCGTACCAAATCAGGTTCGGTGCGACGGCGAACTGGCCCCAACCCACAGGAATAGCGCGACCTGCAAGTGAGGTCTGGACCCGCAGGGATGCTTCGGGTGATGCCTTCTGTTGTCGTGGTGAACCAAGCAGCCATCCAAGGCTCATCAATCATCCCAAATCGTAAAGAAGAGCCTCTTGCGCCCGGCCATCTGCCCAAGGTCGCCGATATCCGTCATCACCTTACCAGCCTGACGGTGTGCGTGAATAATGTGCGGCCAACCCGGCTCAATCACCAGCGCGGCATGACCATACGATCTGCCCATCTTGTAGATAACCACATCGCCCGGTCGAGGTGTATTCGTCGGCTTCGCCCGTGTGAGTATCTCCCGAAGGAGCTTCTCATCCTCGCGGTGTATCCACTCTTGCATCGAGTAATTGTAGAGCGGCATCTCTTCCGTGCCATCCACCGCGTCGAACACCATAAATATCAACTGAGCACAATCGATCCCACCCGGATCGACAATCTCGCCGAGATCATTCCGCTTCTGCTTGAGCCGACCCATATGGTGGTACTTGGTACCTTCCCACGACATCGCCTCCGCAACCACCTCTACCCTCGTCGGCGTTTTCATTATACCGCAGTCATAAGATCAGGAATGAAGCTCTGTCCGCCAAAGTTGGCGAGGTTGCTAAACGCAGTGCAGGTAGCAATAGATTTGTCGCAACCGGGATACGCATCGAAGGTATCGCCCGGCGAGAGCGAAAATGGAAACGGTGACAGTAACGTGAAGGTGCTTGGTGAACCGGAGGTCCAATTGCGAACCGAGCGGCGAAACCCCGAATTGAGTCCCGAAGTCATCTGCACTTGCCCAAGCGTGTACGTAGCAGAGCCGCTCGGGGTAGCGACCGTGCCGGTGAATACGTTTGCAGCAGAAACGCCGACGAGGGTACCGGTCTTTTTGAATGCGGCAGCGCTTAGAGTGCAGCCTGCGTCGAAGAGGGTGTGGCGACAGGTGCCTTGGAAGACCTCGTAGGGCGCATTCATTGTGAGGAGTTCAAGGAAGCTGTTGATGGTGATGACGACAGAGGTTCGGCCGATATCGACATTGGCGACCTGACCGTAGAAACCGGTGACGACACCGACCGGAGCTTGCGGTTGCGGCCAAGGCAGCCAAGAAGAGAAGTAGGCCCGATCCACTTGGACTTGTGCCCCGTCGAGCGCCCCTGCCGACGCGGCTGCGATCCATCCGGCATTGCCAATCTTATCTGGGTTGGCGGCATTTGTGACGGGATCGACAAGTCGTGGGGCAACTACGCCC